TGATAGTAAGGACTTAAATGAGCTTGCTTTATCTTTTGAGCTTCAATATGGTGCTAATGCCGCTGCATATAAGCAGAGGTATGATGCGTTATTAAATGCTGCAAGAGTCGCGAAAACTCAGAATACTTTAAATTCTTACGAACAAACTCGACAGAGACGCGTGTTTAGGAGATCTCAGATTCATTCTGAGTCAGCACCCTATGATAGTAATGTATCTGGTGATCAAGGTGATTTCCATACAGGGAAACCTACCATTAAGGAATCAAACCAGAACGTACACGATCATATGGGAGAAACTCCTGATACTGCTGCTCTTGGGCCATCATTACATAACACTATGGATGGTGGTAATACACAATGGTCTCTTGATCAATTTTTCAGACGTCCTATTTCAATCTGGGATGATAAATTCACAGGTGAATATGGAATTCAACTTGATGTCTGGGATTTATGGTCTCGAGATCCAACTATTCGTGCTAAGCTATCTAATTACGCTTATTTTAAAGGAAATTTATGTATTAGAGTTGCGCTTTCAGGTACTCCGTATCATTATGGAAGACTGTTGGCATCTTACCAACCTTATCCTACTTACAATGAACCTCTACGTGCTACACAGCAGGTAGCAGAGGATTTGATACAGAATGGAACAACTGCTCAGCAGAGAGGAGGTAGACAATTTTTCAATGCTTATTTATCACAGGCTCCTGGTACTAAAACCATAGATCCTAAAGATAATATGCCACTTGAAATGTGTTTGCCTTTTATTTCTTATAAGCAGAAATTTCGATTAACAGCCTTAGATGGTCTAGTAATCACGAATAGTACACCTTTTCCAGATTTTGAAGAAGCTGGAAGGTTATATCTGCGAACTTTGAATGCAATCAGAGTTGCTAACGCAGATTTTGAAGGACCTGTATCTATCAATGTATTTGCTTGGGTGGAAAATATCGAATTGGGTTGTATTACAGCTACAAATATCGATATCACCGCCGAATCAAGTGTTTTACAAAAAGGTGCAGGTTATGCAGCAGAAGCAATGGACAAAGGTATTATGTCTGCCGCCGGTTCAATGGTTTCAGACTATGCTGCAGGAAAGTCTTCTTTGACCCAAGTTGGTCAAGATTTAGGTACAGATTTATC